TATCGAACAGGAGATTGTGTGAAACTAAATAAAAATAATGATTTGGAATATATAAGTCGATTAAATATCAACCAAGTCAATATAAATGGAAAACGCATTGAAATAAATGAAATTGTTTCCACTTTAACAAATATTGATTTTATTAAAAATGTTGTGGTGAAACCCAAAATTAATAAAACAAATAATATTACAGAACATTTAAACTGTTATTTTTCCATAAATAAACACAATGATTACCATGCTGAAATATTGAATTCCATGATAAAATCAAAATGTGATATTTGGAAAAATATTTTTACAACTTCAAATGCATCTTCAAATACAGCTTCAAATACAACTCAAATATTTGATTTCGGCGTATGGTATTCAAGTGGAACAAATACATTAATACCACTTGTGGAAATGCAAGATTGGTTAAAAAATATAATTGACAGCATTCATTTTCCAAAAAAAAAAAATAAAATTTTAGAAATTGGCATTGGATCTGGATTAGTTATGTTCAGTATTTTAAATTTAAATAACATGGATGAATACTATGGATGCGAACCATCAAAAAACACATTAGATTCAGTTAACCATAAAATTAATAATTTTTATCCAAATTTTATAAATAAAATCAATTTATTCAATTGTTTTGCACATGAAATTTTTGAAAAATTAGGAAATAGCAAAACCCATTATTTTGACATAATCATTGTCAACTCTGTCATTCAATATTTTCCACATATTAGTTATTTTGAAAATTTAATGAATCAATTGAATTTACTGTTAAATCGTGAAAATGGTGTTATTTTCATTGGAGATATTTTATTTGACGATTTAAAAAAAACAAATGAATTACAAATAAATCCACAATATTTTTTAGAAAAACATCAAAATATAAAAATTGTTTCCCAAAAATCAAACAATAATAATGAAATGACGTTACACAGATACAACATAAATTTATTTAACAATCAACATTTTAATAAAAACAAAATTTTTAAAAAAATTATTTTAAAAAAAAATGATGTTTCTGAAATTACAGATATTTTGTCCAAAAAACATGAAAATATAAAATTTATGAATATTTGTGATAGCAGAAAATCACCACATGATGAAAATAATCTACAATTGAAATATGGTCAAATTCAAAAACTACTAACCAATAATAATTATTTTTATAATATTGAACCAAACGAAAATAATAAAATAAATATTTTTGCGTCCACTAATAAATTAAATTTACATTATTTTTCCAAATTTAGTTATTTTTCCAACAAAACATTATTCACAAATCCTCTTTTACCAGAGTTAAATTCATTTTATTCCAATAAACTTAGAAATCATTTATTAAAAAATATACCATCGTATATGATACCAAAGCATTTCCAATTATTAGAAAAATTCAACCTGGATTCATCTGGTAAAATAAATACATCTGAATTGAACGATATAGAAATAAATTTTAAAGAAGCAAAAAAAGAGGATAAAATCTACGATACAAAAAATATATTAATAAATGATATTTTATCGAAACTTTTGAATTTGAAAAACATCGAATTAGATTTAACAAATAATTTGTTGGAATTGGGAATAAACTCATTACAAATGATACAAATACAAATGGAGCTACATGAACAAAATTATTACATACCAAATGCGCTATTTTTAAAATGTCAAACAATCAATGATTTAATTCAAAATATGGAATATCAACATCCAAATACTGATAATCAATCGAAAATTAACATACTCTATGACCATTACGTCAATATTAATAATAATGATGCTGACAAAAAATATGATTATTTAAATGATGAAAACCCCAATATTCATCCATTATTAAGCGAATATCAACAAAAATATCAAGTAACTTATAAACAAAATAAATTAAGCAATACAGTTATTTATAGAGGAGCATGTATCACTTCTAGATATATAAAATATTTAAGATATATACAAGATGGTTATAATTTAGTATGTGATCAAATTGGAAATGGTGTGGGTCAAGGTCATTTTATAAACATAGCTTTATCGTCCGATATTGACAGTAATATTTTAAGTCAGTTGGAAAAAGATTCTTGTGGGGAAATTAACAAACGAACATACATGACAAATATTGAAACGTCGACAATTACTATAATTAGTTTGGAAGAATTATATACATACAAATCCTATTTACACACACCAACAAATACTCTTTTTGTCGGAAGTTTTCAGAATTTTAAGAAATCATCAAACTTCAAAGATTTAGGTTATATCTCTCCTGAAAAAATGGAACAAATTGTAATAAAATTTTTAAATCAATATCGTCATAAAATAATTATTTTTATTTTATGTTTGGAACATGAAAATATCCGATGTCCCCTCGAATTAGCAAAAAAATATAATGAAATTATTTATAAACATCAACACCACAATCAACAAGATCATAATCAAGATCATCAGCATCAACAACAATGTGGAAATGTGTTTATTATTGACATTAACAAATTTAATATTAAAACAAAATATGTTTTACCGTCAAATGGCGGAGTCGTTATACCACATAAAGACCAATTTAAAGTTGCATGTATAATAAATGATTTAATAAATTATATTTATTATCATATATATGACACTACATATCATCAGTCTAAAACATTTACAAAACTAGATTTAATTAATCCACATAAAAATATGAAAATGCATTTTATAAATGAAAAAAAAGAATTATTGACATCAGTTGTTCAAATCAACAATGTTACAAATATTTTTGGAAGTGGAATCATTTTTATATTAAGCAATACATTTATTTTAAATTATGTAAATATTAATGAATTTGTATCGACTATTTCTCATAAATCTTCTCATATACCTATAAAAAAATATATTTTTCAATTTTATGCTAAAACTGATTATATTTACGATCAGTTTTTTTTTAGCATTTATACTGGTTTGAAATATGAAAAAATAAATATTGAAGTAAGTGATCAATATAAATTATTTAAAATTGAAAGTGTTTTTAATTTTCAAACAGGTTCGCCAATACGAATCACATTTATTAACCCACATAAAAATATGAAAATTTATTTTTATGATATTTGTTTAATTGATGGTGATTAATGGAAATTAATGGTGATTTATTTTTTATAGAATTTTCCTCAGGTTTGTATTAATTTTTTAATTTCATCAAAAGGTATGTATTTTTCCAATTGATGCGATGTTTTCCACCACTCGTATTGTTTTGTTGAAATATCAAGTCGTTCCGTGTCTGTCATTTGTATGTATTTTAAACAATCATCCACCAATGTATCATAATCTGAAAATATTATTTCATTGTATTTATTATTTACATCATCCTCATGAACACTTTCATGAATAAAAAATACTTTGTTACACAATAACAGGTTAATACGATAAAAATCTATTGGGCGATCCACTTCATAATAATGTATTACCAGCACAATTTTTGTTCGATTAATCATTTTATAAAGTTCATTGTAATCACTTGTACCGTAAAAACATAAATCATAGCAACCATTACTTTTAGATTGCAAGTCGTTTTTAATTTGCATTCTTCTTTTTCCACCACTACTTCCAAATAATAAAAAATCGATATCTTTTGAACAATGATTTACACCATCATTGTTATTGATGGTATTATTTGTAAAATGTGTTTCTATAAATTTTGAATATGTAAAGGGAACATATTTAAGTGGAATATCAGATAGTGTTTTCAATTTATTAATATTTTTGTATTCATATTCTAAAATAAGTTTAATATTATTGTGTTTCAAATAATTTACATCTTTTCTTATATAAACCGATTCAGAATTTATTAAAATTACAGGTGACCGAATCGCCGCAGTATAACGTATTTGAAATACAATATAAATATCTGTCATGTCATAATCAGATGGTAATTTGGTCAGAATTTGACATTCTATCGAATTTTTTTGTAAAATCGCAAACAATGATTGTTGAAACAACCAAAATGGATGAAACCAATATTTATTACTGCAATCCGGTAAATATATAAACAACATATAATTTATAAGAATATATTTATTATACATGTCATTCATTCATTCATTCATTCATAATAATATTTTTGGTAATATTTTTTAGCAACAATATTAAAATTATTGACAGAAATTATTGATAATTTATTCAAAGTTCAATGTAATTATTCGTCATCCAATTGAAAAATTAATACAAACAAATTTATTCAAAATCTCAGTACAAAACTACCAAAATTAGTAGAAAAATACTCAACCATTTTTTCAATTTTTAAAAATAAACGAATTACTACCAACGATATGCATTCAAATTTTGGTCAATTAACTTCGCATATATAAAATGACACCTGGTAAATAATCAGGAGATTATGATCGCAATTTTGTTACAATTCAAATGTATGATTTTCCGCCCTGTCGCCGAGCATCCAGTGAGTGAGGGCCCCATTGGGGCCTGAAACGAACGACTCAGGATGCGAGCATGAGTGAAGAACGGTTTATCCGTTCGAACGAATCGAAAGTACACAAAATTCCATTAAAAAAAATGTGTCAAAAATCAAAATATAAAACATGAAAAATCAAAAATCTTATCTACCCAAAATCAAAGGTAATCCACCATTCTTTGAACCTCCCACAACTACAACTTTTGAATTATTACTTTTCGCTAATTCCAACGTGGCCTCTATTCCCTTCCATTGAAGTAATTTTTCATAGTAAACATAGAATGATTTTTTTTCTTTTTTTTATTAGAATTCATAATAATAATTTTGACAAAATCATTATGTTGATATTGTCTTTCAAATTTTTTATTAAGTTTCAAAGAAAATTTATTTCGCAAAAAAAAACATATAAGTTATATAATTTTCACAAATCTAATCGACACAATGGACATTTTTTTTTTGAATCACTCATCACTCTTATATAACACCAATTACAAAAATAATGTGTACATTCAAACGGTATGCATTTTTTCTCTTCCAAACAAACCGGACATTTCTCCGTTTTTGACATAAACTGATTTTTTTGATTGAAAACAATCACATCTTTTGTTTTTTCACCAGATATTTCACAATTGGTCAATTGATGAATATACCAATTAACCAAAGACATTTCGAATTTAACTTCATGACCATTTTCAATAGCCATTTTGTAATATTTAACAGCTTCTGGATAATTCTTTCCAATGTTTTTATAACACCAAGCCAAACCAAGCATTGCACCTGAATCACCAAACGAAATAGCCATTTTATAATATCTAACAGCTTCTGGATAATTCTTTTCAATGTTACCATAATACACAGCCAAATTATACATCGCGTCATAATCACCAAACGAAATAGCCATTTTATAATATCTAACAACTTCTGGATAATTTTTTTCAATGTCATCATAATACAAAGCCAAATTATACATTGCGGTTGAAGCACCAAATGAAATAGCCATTTTATAATATCTAACAGCTTCTGAATAATTCTTTTCAGTGTCATTATAATACATAGCCAAATGAAACATTGCATTTGAATCACCAAATGAAATAGCCATTTTGTAATATTTGACAGCTTCTGAATAATTCTTTTCAGTGTCATTATAATACATAGCCAAATGAAACATTGCATTTGAATCACCAAATGAAATAGCCATTTTGTAATATTTGACAGCTTCTGAATAATTCTTTTCAATCGTATCATAAT